AATAGTTTTTAGTATCACTGGATATGTTGTATTAAGTTTATCAAAAGCAATTTTAGCACCATCCTCATCTGGAACTAAAACTGTAGGGGGCGTTGACAAACCCACTTCAGCCAAACGAAGCGCAGTTCTATACTTATCAGAACATACTTCCATACACTCTCTAGAATTAGCACAGGCGTATCCAGCATGTTCTAGTTGAGATAACAAATCTTTCCACGGGTCACGGGCATTAACTCCACCTCTAACTATTATTAAAGTATTATCTGTAGAAATTTCAAACCCTTTTTCATCATCAGCATTATGAATACGTCTTACATTATCATCAAGGGTGATATAAGCACCTTCAATAAAAACAACATAAGATTCTATTTCTAAAGATTTAGCAGCCTTTTCAAATTTACTAGCAGTAACTAATTTATTTTGTGCTGGGTTATCTTTAGGATTTCGTGTACGAAAGACAACCTTATAATTCTCTTCTTTTACATCTGTAATAAATGATTTGAACTTTTCCAAAATTAATCTTCCCGTTTCTTACCAATATTATATTTAGTCTCTAATAACCAATCGGATTTATCTTTAAATGATATAACCTTGATTTGACTAAGAGGAGCAACTTCTCCCAACTCACCAACAATATCGATAAGACCCCAATCACTCAAAAGATTTACAATTGTATTTCTTCTTGCAATATCATTAGCAGAAAGATTAGTAGTTTTGCCATCTAAAGCAAACAATTCTTTAAAATGCACAATGAAATATCTACCTTTCTTATGCAGAATATGGCAAGATTGATATAGTTTCTTCTCTTTTCGGGAGGCTACTCCAATTCGTGATAGTGTCTCTCTAACCTTCAAAAAATCATCGGGTTCTCTCAACCCGATTTCTAGCATGCTATCTTGAGTCCAATTAACTTCTTCCATGATTTCTTCCACCTTTATTTAATTTTGTTTTTATGGCAGAAATTTGTTCATCATCTAGTATATCAAGAGCATCCTTAGCCTTTTCATTATTATACCCATAGAACTCTTTAACATACTCTAGATTCTCTAATTTCGTCGCCTTCGCCCAAGGACTAAATCTCTTTCTTGGTCTAAGACTATTTAGGAAAAAGTCAAACTGTAACTTTTTATCTATGTTTGGTAGTTGATTCATCTCATTAACAATAAATATTGTATCTTGGAATGGCATAAGACATTTATTTACAACGAAAGGCGGGTACTTCTTTTCCCAAGTTTCATCGTCAGAATCCATTAAAGGTTCTTTAGTTGTGTTTATAGCATTAAGATAGTCTTTTAATTCATACATTAATCAGAAAACCCTTCACCCCTTTTCCAGTGGTGAAATCTATGACTAAATAATGCCCATAACAAATTTACTAAGCTATCGGACTTATATGTTCCGTTCTTCACTTTTAATTCATACATTGCAATTAAGCTTAAACACGATTACTGATCTTAATTGATAGCACTCTCTTGAAACAGGCATTGCTTGATGAGGAAGATGTGCATCAAATACAATTAAATTATTTCCAACATAAGGAATATATCTACCATCAACCATTGTTCCCCCTTGCCACTCTGGTTTCCAATCTAATCTAGGATAATAAATCATAGTAAAATCACCATCATCTATATGTAGATGTGGCTCAATACCATGCGTATGAGCGTTCATGTATATACGTTTATAAGTTTCAATATTATATCGTTCTTTAAAATTATACTTATTGAAAGCAGTATCCCAAATAGGAAGCACCCATTCAAAGTTATTTTCTATAACTTCATTATTATCATGGCCAACTAAAGTATGCCAATGACTGTTTATTGATCCTACTTTAGATTTATAATCATAATGCCAAGCAACATTCTTCATCTCCATATTAATTAATTCTGTAATATGAGGTTCTAATATATCATCAAAAATTTCAATCATTTAAATTTTGCCCTTGCCATTATCTCTGTTAAGCAAGCGAGAGTATTGATTTCTTGATCTGCGACAAACGCTGACTTATACTGGTACTCGCCCAATATAACAACGATATGAGGGATAGTAGACCCATCCACAGAATCATACAAGTTATCGTAAAGACTGCGAAAGAGGCGTACAGGATCGTTGTCCAGATTGTTAACAACCCATTTGCGAACATTAGTAAACTCCTTTTGTTTCATATAACCCATAAGTTCATTTAGGTTATCATTTGTTATATTTACTAAGATACCAGAATCAATTTTTCCAGAAACCGAATATCTTTGTAATTCGTTTATAACCCTGCGCCAATCGGGAAAATGTTTATTTACAAGAGCAGCAACTGCCTTGGGTTCAAAATCAATATTCTCATCACTTAGAATTTTTAGAGAATGTTGATAAAACTCATGAGCTAACTTTTGTTTCTCTGATTTTGGAACAGAGAAATCATAGGTTGGACATCTTGAAATTATAGCAGGGATAAGACGATTTTGATAATTACAAGTTAGAATAAAACCACAATTCGCACTAAACTCTTCTATGAACCCACGCAATGCAGGCTGTGTAGATTGAGGATTGAGATAATCTGCCTCATCCAGAATCAAGTATTTTCGACCACCATGAAGAGATACAGTGGAAGCAAAATTCTTTATCTTAGTTCTGAGAACATCAATACCTGACTCCTCAGAACCGTTGATCATCATATAGGTTAGGCCCAACTCATTAAGCAATGCTTTTGCAGCTGTGGTCTTTCCTACACCCGGGCCCCCAGAAAATGTGACGTTGGGAAGTTCTCCCGCCAACACAAATTCAAGAAGGGTTTTCTTTAACTCTTTAGGAAGTACACAAGATTCGACTTTCGTTGGGCGGTATTTCTCCACCCATAAAAACTCTTCCATAATATAAATTCCCCCTATTTACCATAATATGATTCTGGTTCAAGGGCAATAAAATATTCAATATCAACATTAGAATTTTTAAAGTTACTAATTTTATTTGCAGATACGGAAACATCATAAGTTCCCGGCATCAGTTTTAGATTTTCAACTTTGAACCAAAACTTATGATCAACAGACATAGTTGTTTCATGATCCATTTTGTTATAGTCTACTCCCATAGCAAAGTGGTTGGCTGTGTCGTTCTTCTTGTCAGTGACTCGAAGACTTCCATTTTCCAATACCATATCCGGCACACCAAGAACTGCTGCAGCCTTTGTAATATCAGATAAAGCTTTATCGGAAAGTTTAAAGTTTACTTCACAGTCAGGCATTGTAATTTCTTTTGTAACAGTCGTTATGACTGAAGGATCACTATAGATATATTTTAGAGAATAGCTAGAGCCTTCGTTACCCATCATCACAAACTTGTCTTGAAAATCTAATTCTGGATTATCAAACAGCGATAGTGCTGCAAGAAAATCATTCAAGTCATAAATCCCTACAGGAGTAGTGAATGATTCACTAACCTTTGCCGTTGCAACAATATTCTTCATAGCAGACATCGTTTGTAGAATACTGCCTTTTTTAATCATAAGGTTCTGATTGATTGTTGAAAAGTTTTTCAACACAGATACCGTGTTATCACTTAGTTTCATTATCTTGTTTCTCCATCTCGTTAATGTATAATGCTATTATACCATAATGTATAATTTTTAGCAAGTCCTTTTTGTCCTTGCCGTTCTTTTTTCCATATCTTTGTGCATACTTTAATATGTTACCGATACAAAAACCTTCACCGTGGCCACTGTCAATGATGAACTCTGTAGCTTGAAACTTGTTCGTGCTATAGTGTTCATCATATGTTGAGTCGATGTATTCTTTCAATTCAGAAAGAATTTCTCCTTCGTTATATTTGTAATCAGGAATCTTCTGATTCTTTTGATTCATCATATAATTTTGCCTCACGATCTGACATATATTTGCGTTTCTCTTCTTCACTGTCGTTTACATTCCAGTTCATAGCGATAGAACGCCGTTCACCCTCACCAAAGAATGGCATCACTTGATGCTTCAACCATTGGGGAAAAATTAACATAGTTCCCTCTGTGGGTTTAATGTAATCCTCTGTTTGCGGCCGCAGCTGCATGAGGTCACGCATTGTGTTAATACCCCAACACAAATGAGTCCACCCATCAACGCCACCAGAGGCATTGTTGATTGTAGGAACATCAGGTGTATCCTTAATACATTGTGGAACCTTTAACCACAGAAATCCAGAAAGACCGGCAATAGTTTTTACACCATGATCATGGTGTGGATTGTAATCACCAGCATATGCATGGTTAGTCCAACATTGTGTTACTTCAGCCTTGGCATCACGGTCATAACCTTTCTTCAGATAGGTAGTACCCAACTGATTAAAGACTACTTCCAACTCTTTACCAACATCACTATCAAGTGGAAAATTCAACTGAGCAGACTTTTCATCATTCTTCAATTGACCAACCAAACCATCAGCATAACTTTTACTTTTAGGAATAATATCTGAATCAATATGTTCATTTAGTTCATCAATAATTTCTTGTGGAAACTCAACTCTAAGAATATTGAAATTCAAAATTGGCCTCATTGCAATATGCAATCCATGTTGAGCTTCACCTGTAATCTTTGCATACTCTGGCGTTCCTTCTGGATAGGTATTACCACCAGATGTGCGAACTTTTTTCACGCCATCTTCAGTTACGAAAATCTCGTAATCTTTTTCTTCTTCTACTTCCGTAATTTCTGCAGCATCTGTTTCTGCCATTTCAAACTCCTTATTATTTGGATCAATCATTTTATTATAAGTATCGACAGACAGCGTACCTTTTTTATTTTCTTTTAATTGAACTATACCATTGTCAGTAATTGCTTCAATACCAAAATCAGCAATATTTACATCTTTTATTTTAACCATTTAAGACTCCTCATAATTATTAATAATACAGGAAAAGGGGAGTTTTGTCAACCCCCCTTCCCATTTTATTTTACCTCAATTTGGCGAGGTTTCTTTTCATCTGGAACAACTCGTTCAA